TCTAGATCAACGTCTTTCTCTGCAAGCTGACGCTTCAGTTCACCTAACTCGGCCATTGTCTGCTCGTGCATACGTCGCAGTTCTTTAGCCTCAGTGGTTGCCTGAGTCATCTTCCTTTGTGCATTCTTGTAGCGTTCGTCGGCCTTCTTCAGTGCCAACTCCGTTTCGGACAATTCGCCGCGCTCGTCCTCAACGGGAGCCTCCACAGTTTCTTGGACAGTTTCCGATGGCTCTTCGGGTGCCTCTAGGTCAACCTCTAGCTGAACTTCCTCTGGCGTTTCCTCTTCTTGAGGGGCCGGAACTTCACCTTTTAGTTGTGCCATTAACTCCTGTGCTTCCGCTTCAAGTTTTGCTGGATCTACTTTCATTCTTCCGGTTCCTCAGTGGGGTGTCCGTCAGTCGATGCTGGGTGGTCGCACTCGTAGTGCCCGATCAGCTTCGATAACCGCTTCAGCGGCTTGCTCTAGCTCAAGCGCATCGCGTAACTCAGTCACACGGCCCTGCTCGAACCTAAAATTATCTTTATCCGCAGACTCTAATTTCGTCTGGGCATCAGCTAATCGCTCAGCCAGCAACTCCATCAGGAGGGGCCATTCCTCCGTTAGAGATAGCACCTTGATCGCCCGCGCCTGACGCGGCGAGCATTTGCTCTTGCTGTAGTAACGCTTGTTGTTCGGCAATTAGCTGTTCCTCAGACTTGATAACGTCAGTAGCATCGATGTCCATGCTCTGCGCGATGTCACGCAGGAGCTTGCCTCGATCAATTAACTGAGAGTCCATTGGATTTGAAACCAGAGAGAGGAATTGAAGGAGTCTCTGGCTCTGCACTTCTTTCTGCACAAGTGCGGTGCTACCGCGAGCGACGATCTTGAGATCGCCTTTGGCTCGCTCATTTGTCCCGAACTCCATATTGAAGTGGAACAATGATTCAATCATAGGGCGAATAAGGAAATCGTCAATGTTTTTGATGGTGCTCTTCAGGGCCACATTCGCGGCTCCCATCAACATTGAAATACCTGTCGCCGTCTTGTTCAGGCTCTTCGTTTGCTCGCCGTGGGTATACGACGGAAGCGATGTCGTCTCGTCCGCGAAGCGTCGGAAGATCTCGATGATTTGGTTAAGTCCGTTGGCATTAGCGACAGGCTGGTAATACCTGACCGCTGGCATTGATCCATCCCCGCCAGACCGTAAAAAAACTCGCCACGGATGAAGATCGGTAGGATCCTCACCCGCCGCGAGAAGGTCGGTATTAACCTCAACCATCGGACCTGAACTAAGCGCCATGTTGTCCAGCCAGATGCGCGTTGCCGCATTCATCGTTTGCTGAGAATCACGCATCATGCGCGGTACTCCCACACCCCAGAACTGGTGAGGTGTGCGCTCATAGGGGAATATGTTGTAGGGGATACGGTAGCCTTTAACTGGATTCAGAGAGGCCTTGATAACCTTGCCCGAGACAATCCATACGTTCGCGTCGAAATCCTGACTGGGGTCTGAACCCTCCGGTAACTCGACTCCCACGTCTTGAAGATCATATCCGTCAATAGACCCCCAGAACTCCAGTAACTCGAACCGATGGGAATCGCCATGATCCACAATGCCAGCAATTTCGCGGCGAGTCCGTTCGTGATCTTCCTCTTCATGATTTCCATTTCGCCTGTCACGCAGAGTGGCAAGAATTATTTCTGAATCAAAGCTGGGCGTATCAGCCAACTCTCGGAACTGGCGGCGAGTCAGGATGTGACGCCGGAACATTCCGGAGCAATCTTCCAGACTGGTGCAGAACGGGTCTGGGTACAGGTCAAAGATCGATACTGACTCAATCTCAGGAACCGCCTTCTCCTCCATGACCATCGCATAGCTGGAGCGACCCATCTCATCTTCCATCCGCTGATAAGCTTGAGTGCGGTCGATCTTTACCGTTCCAGACTTGATTGCGCCGGAGCCAAAGATGCAGGCCTCAAGGATGGCCTCCTTCATCTTCTGCTCGGTATTCTCTTCAATAAGCTGGTCTTCGATGTCCTTCTGCATTTCCTCAGAAGCCATCATTGCAAGGCGCTCTTCCTGCTCTTTGAGGCCTTGCTCAATTCTCTCTTCGTTCTCAGCCAGAACCTGACGGATCACCTCTTCAGGCTGGCCCTGCCCCATTTCCACAATGCTTTGAATCAACAGCTTCTGCATCTCTTGCCGCTTCAGCGGGTTGATGCTGGGCCGAGGGGTGGGGTTTACACCAAAGAATGCGTCTCCGCTCTGGAACAACAGGTCAACAAGCCTGCTGTATGCGGCCATAACTTTGGTTCGGGTGAGACCAACAAAGACCTTGCTCCGCGAGCCAGATGCTTCGCTCAAGCGGGCAAGAGTGTCAGGGTCGTATTGCCCAGAGAACTGACGCAGATCCTTGATCCACTCATCTTCAGTTTCTCTACGAGCATCCTTGTACTCGGTGAAAAGACCTCTTAGTCTGGCCCCGAGAGATTGAAGTTCGATATCTTGAGTGCCGTCAGGGTTCTCAACATCAAACCCGACGTCCTCTTGTGAGAGTTCGTCCATTACCAGCCCGCCACGGTATCAACAGTTTTGAAGCGCCTTGCGACCGGAAAACTCTTGGGTCGCGGCATTGAAGCCAATCCATGGAGGGCAATGGCAAACGCCATCACTCTATCATCATAACAGCCGTTTTGAGCATTGGTAGCCCCTTTTTCATCAATGACATAGGTGCGAAGTTCTTTGATTAACTCAAGGTCAGCAATGCCTGAATCACGTTGCCGAAGTAGTGCGGCGAGGTTGTCGACGATTAGCGGCTTGGTCTTACTCGTTGTCAGGAAACCACCGCGCTTCGTCATGCGGTCTCCATAAGCACCGTCAACTGAGCTTTCAACAAACAGCGACGGGTAGTTCAATTCTTGTAGGCGGCGAAGCGTCGTCAGCCCGTGGTTGTTTCTTTCGACGATGACATAGGCCGTGTTGTACCTTTTCGCAATCATGGCGACGGTGTTGCCCCACTCCCATGGATCGATATGCCCGTGATAACAAGCCACCTGCCTGCCGCGTGAGTCGAGCACTTGCGCGACCGAGTAGTCTCCGTAGGCCAAGCCCTCTGCGACGTCCACGCCTACAACGTAGGAGTCGTCCGGATTGGGCGGATACCACTCCCGATATGGCCCAGAACTACGCTCCGACATGCCGTCACTGCGGAACTCACCAATGAAATCGGGCGAATAACACTCTTTTTCCGCGTCAGCGAGGACGTCATCTTCAACAAAACAGCGGCCTGATGTGAGGAACGCTTCAATCGGGGTAGTCGGATACTCCTGCCTGAACAGGTCATGCCCGCCCAGTTCGTCCATTTTGTTGCGGCGGAACTGGAGTTGCTCATCATCCAGCCCGTATTTAGCCGCCAGTTGCTCCTCATCCTTGGTGCGCTCGAAGTACGGACGCACTGGGGCGCGGTATTCCTGCATGGCAAACCATGGGACAAAGCAAGTAATCCAGTCGGTTTCCCCGCGCAGGGACTTCATGACTTGGTCGTAGAACCAGCCACCCGCACCGTTGGCGGTGGATTCGAGAATCACCTCACTGCCGTTGCCACCGACCGTCTGTAGCAAACCGGCTACGATATCTGCCCCCTGCGGGTAGAAGGCAACCTCCGATCCATGGACAAAGCGGTTAGTCTGTCCTCGCCCTGTCTGAGTTGATCGTGCCGTACCCACTCGGTATCGCGAGTTGATTTCGTCGAATACAAGGGTGGCGGCACTCTGACTACTGAGCTTTGGCTTGAAAGCTTCGTGAGGAACCCCATCGTAGAACGAGCGAACCATGTTGAAGATCGCGTTAGTAGACTCCGCAAGGTGCGAAAGAACGAACGCATTGGCGTTGCGTGTCTGCGTAATCTTCCAGAAGAATCGACCTTCCACATACGTTGAAATCCCCACCTGTCGGGCCTTCAGGATCAGGGCGCGTATCTTCCCCTGCTCCTTGAGTTGCTGTTCCAGTTGCTGATGAACCATCTTCTGGCCGTCGTTGAGGCGGAAAGGAACTTGCTCGCCCTCCTTGTTCACGACCTTCAAGACGTTCTTGGCGTAGACCGGAAAATCTTTCTTGAAGACTTTCGCGGCCTCCATCAACTGCTCGTCATTCACCCTCTATCCCCTCAATGATTTGCTTGCACCACCACAGCAGATCAGCGTCCTCTCCCGCATGACGCATGAGATTTACCCTGTAGCAGACCAGCCTGACGTTGCCCTTCTCATAGCCTTTGCTCTGGTCGATCCTGTCTATCGATGCGTTTAGCCCCGTGTTATCCCTCATCCGGCGGGGGTAGTAGGTCATGTGCATCCCCGTGACGGCGCACTTTCCCTGTTGCAAATCCCACATCGCCCGCAGATCTTCCTTGGTGATGCTGACCTCTACCTTGCGGGCCTTGTTGTTAAGCCGACTAAATAGATAGGCCTCGGGACTCGCGGACCTGTATGTCTCCTGCTTTAATCTGTGGCAGGGATTGCAAACCCTCTTTCGGTAGTCTCCCCTCCCATGAAGAGGAAACTCATCTAGAGGCTTTTCAATGCCGCAAGTGGCGCATTGACGATTTTTAACCGCCATTGATTTCCCCCAGTGGCCTCATGGAACGCCTCGATCCCTTTGCGGGACTCTGCTACGGCGATGCGATCTCCCATTAGCGACGTGCCGACCCCGATGCACCCTTCAACTTCTTCGGGGAAATTAGCTACATGGAATAGGATGTGTGACCGGCCCTTTACGTTTTCGATCTCGTAACACCAGTCAAACTTGGGTGAGCGCTTCCAGACCATGGAATACTCTCCTTCGGGGATGCAGGACAGGAATGGAGCGTTATCCAGCCAAGGGCGCTCCACCGTATAGAACAAGCTCAGCTTGTGATTCGGAACCTGCATGATCCCCAACGTACCCTCGGGGTGGTACGCAAAGCGCTTCAACGTAATCATGTACAGCCCTTAGTTGCAGGTAATGCTCTGAGATCCATCTGCGGCAGTAGTAGCCGAGCAGGTGACCATCGTGTCTAAGATGCTTTGCAGTGAGGACTGGTACTGAGTCCACACGTTGCTGTACAAGCCGTTGTTGTCGGCATCCAGAGTGATGAGCGCATCGAAGCCACCCAGCCCCATGGCCTGCATACCCGTAATGCTGGCAGTGCCGAGGGTAGTCAGGTTGTTCATGCCGGTAGTGCCGAGGCTGGTCAGGTTATCCATGCCAGTCGTGGCAATCGCCGTGTTTGCGTCGAACCCAGCCGTGCCGAGATCTACCGCCCCATCGATACCCGCAGTACCCAAGGTGACCATGCCGTCAACGAACGGGGTGTAGTCAATGTTGCCCATTGCGTCGTAACCCGCCGAGGCAGTGTCAACGAATGAACCGTAGAGCGCCTGCTGAGTCGTGGCATCCGCAGAGATTCGAGCCAGATCCACGTCGGCGTTATACCGAGCCATGGTTTTCGCGGAGTCAGCCTGCATCCACATCATGCCCAAGCTGGTAACCGGAGTGGCCAGAATGGACGCCCACTGCAATGCCTGAGATTGCTGGGGGACTGGAGCGACGTTCTGGGTCTGGGTTAGGGCCAAAGCCATTACCGCCGCGCTCGCCGCCTGCCCATCTCCAGATGACGCAATCGCTGACAAGGCATCAAACTTGGCTTTGTTCGCCATGGCATTTGCTTGAGCCGTCTTCTGTACCGCCTCGTAATACTCTGAGTTCGTGGAGGCGCACCCAGTTGCCGCTAATACCGCAAGAAATAACCCTAGTTTTTTCATGGTTTTCCCCTATTTGCTGTAGAAGCCCCTGAGAGGCCGCAGGTTGAACGATGCACGGGGAGAGGTAAGCCCAAGGGGAGGGGCTGGATCGTCGCTCCTGCGGCCCCACAGGGGGCAATATGAATCCAATCTAAACATTGATTTAGGTTTTGTATACCGATATAGCATTTAAAATGCGTTTTCCGCCGCCCAAGCACCCAGAATCATGAACGTGATCAAGGCGGCTGGGATCATCAGCGAGGCAATAAGCGCCAAAACAATAAGATCTTCAAATATTTTCACTTGGTTGACTTAGCCCCCTTGCACTTCCACCGCTTCCGCGACAGGTTATTAGGCGTATTCGGGTCGTTTTGCTTCTTCTTGGACAGCCGCTTCTTGATCCCGAGGCTCCGAGCGCAATAACTGTCACCCTTCTTAGTGCCAGCGCGTACCCGTGGGCCACCATCTTTGGCTTTTCCAGCCTGCCCGTAGGAGACTTTCTTGCCAGATGCGGTCTTATGGACCTTGGCTTTGCCTTTCCGTGGTTTTGTCATTTGCATGTCCCTATGTTTTTCGGGTGGGTACTCTCAGAAAGACCGCCCCCCCTCTAAAGTTGCTCCCCCCCCTGCCTATAGGGGGTGTCAAAATCTCGTTGTAGAGACTGGCTAGTCCCCCATGGAACCGTGGTACGCGACCGCCGCCAAACCTTCCATCTGCTATCCCCCCCCTACCCGTGGGCCTCTCTCAGGGCGACCACTGCATCCCAGATAAAGTGGTCAATCGCCGCAACTATCTGATTTAAATGGCAAAACATTCTCCGGCAAATCCTCTTCCGGCTCTAAATCCGCAAAGAATCCGCTCGAAACCGTCTCGATCTGCTGTTTTTCTGGGGCAAATGCACCGATCACCTTGCCTATTAGCTCAAGGGATCGAACGCGGGCGGCATCACTGTTCTCGGCGTCGAGCGCTTCGACCTCAAGACGGGCCATCAGCCAATCGTGTTTATCCACCGCTCTCACCATCAATTGCCGCTTATGAGCCTCAATAGCCGCTTGAACGTCAACGTGAGTCAACAACCGTGAGCCTTGCTGTTTCGGGTGTGAATAGCCTGCCGCTTGGGCCGCTTTGGTAGCGTTGCCATGCTCAACAAACTCAGCGACAAACTTGGACTGACGCCAGTTCAGATTCTTTGGGTTTCCTTCCCCTGTATTGGTATCCATTCCTATGGTGTTTCCTTACTGGTTGAAGAGGATCCGGAGTCGCGGTTATCGATCTTTTTTCCGCGCCGCAAAAATTTTCACTTGAGCCACTGGCCTGCGATGGCGAGAAGCGCCGCGAAGATGATCCAGCCGAGCCGCTCCCAAATGAGGGCTGAGCCGGATTGCTTTTGAAATTGCTCGACCAGTTCGCGGTGCTCGCGCTCCACCCAATCGAGTCTCTGCTCATGGCGATTCAGTCGGGCATGAGCGGCATCGGTGCGCTCATCGATCCTGCCCAGTTCTGATAGCTGATCGGTCAGCTTGTCGAGTTTTGCCTCGATTCTGAGCAGTCTGTCCTGCAATTCCATACCGTCTAAATCCCGCATGATCACTGGGTTTTACTATTTAATTTAGCTGTTTTCATTCTAAGGTGTTGTTTTGCCATTTCAACTGTGTTTTTATAATAACCGTTGGGCCGATACAGCCCTACCGTGCGGGACTGCGTTAAGTCCGCCAGACCTCAAGGATCGAGGTGCTGACCCAGAGCTAGGAGGCTTGCCCCGATGGCCACACCATGCATCGACGCAAGACTGAGCGAATCGCGAGTTGCTGTATTGCAGGCAACCGACGGCAAGACCGGAGCGAGTGGGAACCCAACGACGGGGTATATCGGCGGCGACCGGAGGAGCATGGATGCTCGGCCAGAGATAAGCGGCACTCAGCGATGGTCCTACTCACCTTTTTGTCGGGGTCTGAAGCTGACCCCCTGATGACCCACACCACTGGGCATCGGTCACTCGATGGGCGGAGCACCGCCGAAACAATCTGGAGAAAACGCTATGCAACACACTGCTATCAACCCCACCTACCAACGCGCTCTCGACCGACTCTACAAGGCCGACCGCACCTATTGCGCAATGGTAGATGCCGGTCAGGAAAAGCTAGACGCACTCGACCCTGACAGCGACCGCTGGCACAACACCGCCGAGCGAATCGAGCAGAGACAAGCCGATCAATTCGACACCTATGTCGAGCGCTTCATCGATGAGCCAGAGCTTCCGAAACGTGAGCTTGAGGCCTTCACCAAATCCTACGAAGCCTTCCACGGCTACACCCCATACCTCGTTTAAGGAGCGCGACCATGTATTACATCTCAAAGCCTGATCAGTACCACTACGCCCGAGTCTGCAAGCGCCTCTCTGACTTCTCCCGCTCGATGCCCGATGAGGGTTCCGAGTGGCACATCCGGAAGCGCAAACAGATCACCGCATTCGACTCGCTCGACGTGTACTTCTTCAAGGGCGGCAAGCTGGTGCGATGCCCCCGCAAATCGTCCGCGATCATTTTCTGACCCCATCTGATGATGGCCTGCTGGATACAGGCCGAAACGCCCTGCGGGGCGTCATGGGAATCCCCCCAACAATCTGGAGATTGACAACATGGCAAATCAAAAGCGAAACATCGGGCAGGAGCTAACCGACGCGATCAAGGGAATGATGCAGGAGCACGGCACCGACTGGACAAAGCCTTTCCAGTCTCTCGCCACCGTCCCCACCAACGCGGTCACGGGCAAACCATACCGTGGGCTGAACGCGCTATTCCTCGGGCTGATCGGGGTGCAGTGGGCGGCAGGATACAAGCAATGGCAGACCATCGGTGCCAACGTCGTGAAGGGTGGCAAGTCAGTCGCGATAACCGCACCGTTGCCGATCAAGGACAAAAACGATCCGACCAAACTGGCGGCTCTGCTGTTCCGACCCACCAACATTTTCCCCAGCAGTCAGGTCGAAGGCTGGACCCCGCCCGCTGTCGAGACTACCGACACCACTGAGGTGCTGGCCGAGGTTGACGCCTACGTTGCCAACTGCAACGCCCACATCGAAGTCGGCGGCAGTCAGCCCTGCTACATCCCATCGCGGGATCAGATCTCGATGCCACGCCGCGAGGCCTTCACCGAGACCGACACCAGCACTGCGACCGAGACCTACTACTCGACGCTGTTGCATGAGCTTATCCACTGGACTGGCCACAAGTCACGGTGTGCGCGCCTAGATGACAAGTCGAAGCGCGGCTATGCATTCGAGGAGCTTGTCGCTGAGATCGGCTCAGTGCTTCTCTCGGTGCGTCTGGGTGTCTCCCCCACGGTACGGGCTGACCATGCCAAGTACCTCAACGGATGGCTCAAGGCTTTGGACGATGATCAGTCCTATATCACCGACGCCGCGAAGCTGGCCCAGAAAGCTATCGACTACCTCGATGGTCTTCAGACAGTAGAGCTTGAGCAGGCGGCGTGAGTCGCTTTGTTCAGGTTTTTTCCGCCCCCCAAAAATTTTACCCGTCTGACGATGGCCCGCTGGATACGGGCCGAAACGCTCCACTGGGGCGTCACGGGAATCCACCCGAAACAATCTGGAGTCCGGCTATGTCCGACATTGAAATCATCTCGCTGTTTGACAGCACCAACATCACCCTCGCGGCGCTTTCCGCAGTGTCAGGCCGCAGTGTTGCGGATCTCAAAAACCTGCTGATGGGGGGCGCGTCATGACAACGACATTCGCAATCTACCTCGACCCCCGAGGCGGTGCAGGCGGCACAGTCAACCGCGCCAGCTTCGACGGTCACTTCACCAGCGATGAAGTCAGGGATCGAGAAGACCCTCACGGGCGGGCGCTGTTCTCCGGAGCAGTCCACGCGATGGCCACTGGATCTGTGGGGTGCTTCATCTCTCAGAACGGCGTCGATATCTACGTTGAGAGGGTGGAGTCATGAATCACGTCTACGGTGAACACCAGTGGCACAGCGAGTACCAGCGGCTGTGCCGGACCCGATCTACCGAGTCTCTGGTCTACATCCAGAACGATTGCTGGCAGGCCGCGAACGCCATGCCTGACAACCCCAAGGCGAGCCAATACTGGGATGAGTTCTGGTACTGCCGCGATGAGCTACGCCGCAGAGCGCGGTAACCCGTCTGACGATGGCTGGAGGGATACCAGCCGAAACACCCTTCGGGGTGTCATGGGAATCCACCCGAATCA